GTACATCACGGTGCGACGTCCGGCAGGTCAGAAAAAGAAACGTGATGCGGAGCATGGCGAATGTGGAACCTTTTACGGCGAACCCGAAAAAACCAGAAATCAGGACGTGACGTAAGAGAGGCGGGCTGGACCAGCCTGTTTCAGGCGGTGGCTGAGCCCTTTTCCGGCGCCTGGCAGCAGGGCGTGAAAGCCGATCCTGAAGCCGTCCTCTCCTTTCATGCGGTGTTTGCATGTATTTCGCTGATATCCCAGGATATCGCCAAAATGCGGCTGCGTCTTATGCAGACGGATGCGCATGGGATACGCAGGGAAACGCGCCGGGGGGATATTGCCCGCCTCTGTCGTCGTCCCAACGCCCAGCAGAACCGCATCCAGTTTTTTGAACTGTGGCTGAACGCCAAACTGCGTCATGGCAATACGGTGGTGCTGAAAATCCGTAATGCCCGGGGGCAGATCAAAGAACTGCGTATTCTGGACTGGAGCCGGGTTGAACCTCTGGTGGCGGATGACGGCGAGGTGTTCTACCGCATCACGCCGGACCGGAACTGCGGGATCACGGAGGCGGTGACGGTGCCTGCCCGGGAAGTGATCCACGACCGGTTTAACTGTTTTTTTCATCCGCTTATAGGATTGCCGCCGGTGTATGCCGCCGGGCTGGCGGCCACGCAGGGGCATCATATTCAGGAAAATTCGACGTCTTTTTTCAGAAATGGCGGCAGGCCGTCCGGGGTGATTGAGATCCCCGGCAGTATTACGGAAGAAAATGCGAAAAAACTGAAGAGCAACTGGGACAGCGGGTATACAGGCGAAAATGCGGGGAAAACGGCCATTCTGAGCAACGGGGCAAAATACAACCCCACGACGTTTTCACCGGTGGATGCGCAGACGGTGGAACAACTGAAGATGACCGCTGAAATTGTCTGTTCGGTGTTCCGTGTCCCGGCCTACAAGATTGGCGTGGGACAACCGCCTTCCAGTGACAACGTGGAGGCGCTGGAGCAGCAGTATTATTCCCAGTGCCTGCAGACGCTGATTGAGTCCATTGAACTGTTACTGGATGAGGCGCTGGAAACGGGGGAAAACGAGAGTACAGAATTTGATGTCACCACGCTGCTGAGAATGGACAGTGAGCGGCGCATGAAAACGCTGGGGGATGCGGTGAAAAATACGCTTCTCACGCCCAATGAGGCCCGTAAACGGGAGAACCTGCCGCCCCTGGCCGGCGGTGATGCACTGTATCTTCAGCAGCAGAACTACAGTCTGGAGGCGCTGTCCCGTCGTGATGCCCGTGAGGATCCGTTCGCGTCTGCCGGGAAAACAGTTTCATCACAGCTGCCTGACGGCGCATCTGACGGTAATAAGGCAATCAGTGAAACAGAGCATGATGCGGTGAAAGCGATGTTCAGGGGGGATACTGAGAAAATGACGGAACGGGAACTGTCCATTATTCGTGCACTGGGAGAAGAATTTTCCACAGTGCTGGCGGATTTACAGCGCACATTTGAGGAGAAAATAGCCGCGCAGGCACAAACGTTTGAAGAAAAACTGGCTTCTCAGTCTGTGGTATTACAGAAGTGCGTGACGGGTGATGATGTGCGTCCGATGCTTGAGCAGATGGTGAAAGAGGCAGTGAGCCATATTCCTGTTCCGCGCGACGGTCGTGACTACGATCCGGATGTTCTGCAGAAGGCGGTGAATGATGCGGTTGCGAATATTCCGGTACCGGCAGACGGCAAAAGTATCACCCCGGATGATGTGCGTCCGATGCTTGAGCAGATGGTGAAAGAGGCAGTGAGCCATATTCCTGTTCCGCGCGACGGTCGTGACTACGATCCGGATGTTCTGCAGAAGGCGGTGAATGATGCGGTCGCGAAAATACCGGTACCGGCAGACGGTAAAAGTATCACTCCGGATGATGTGCATCCGATGCTTGAACAGATGGTGAAGGAGGCGGTAAGCCATATTCCTGTTCCGCGTGATGGTCGTGACTACGATCCGGATGTTCTGCAGAAGGCGGTGAATGATGCGGTCGCGAAAATACCGGTACCGGCAGACGGTAAAAGTATCACTCCGGATGATGTGCATCCGATGCTTGAACAGATGGTGAAGGAGGCGGTAAGCCATATTCCTGTTCCGCGTGATGGTCGTGACTACGATCCGGATGTTCTGCAGAAGGCGGTTCTGGAGGCGGTGAGTGCCCTGCCGGCTCCGCAGGACGGGCGTGATGCCACGGCACTGGAAATACTCCCCGCCATTGACGATCAAAAATCCTTTCCCCGGGGCTCGTATGCCACACACCAGGGTGGACTCTGGCGGGCGTATGAAAAAACGTACGGGATGCGGGGATGGGAATGCCTGGTTGACGGGGTGGCGGATATTGACGTCAGCATGACGGGTGAACGGTCGTTCTCTGTGGTGGTCCGGCAGAGCAGTGGCCAGCGTACGGAAAAAACATTTTCCCTGCCGGTGATGCTCTACCGTGGTGTGTTCAGAATCGGCGAAACTTACCACCCCGGCGATACGGTGACGTGGGGGGCTCGTTGTGGCACTGCAACAGTATGACCGGTGATAAGCCCGGAGAAGCTCATTCATCAGGCTGGACTCTGGCTGCAAAACGTGGGCGGGATGCAGGAGGTGGAAAGTGACAGCATTACTGACACTGGAAGAAATCAAGGCACATCTGCGTGTTGACCATGACGCGGATGATGAGATGCTGATGGACAAGGTTCGTCAGGCTACCGCCGTGCTGCTGGCCTACATCCAGGGCAGCCGGGATAAAGTGATTAGTGAGGACGGTGAGCTGATCCCTGGTGAGGCATTAACCCGGATGAAGGGGGCTGCCATGCGACTGACCGGGATGCTGTACCGGAATCCGGATCTTGCTGAGCGGGAAGACCTCGTGCAGGGGGAACTGCCGTTTTCTGTTTCCGTGCTGATTTACGATTTGCGTTGTCCGACGGTGTTATGAGGAGGGGGAATGGCAATATCTGCAGGTCGTCTGACACAGATGATCAGTGTTCTGAACCCGGTGTTAACCCGTAATGCTGCCGGAGAAATGACGGAAGAATGGGTGTCATGCGGGAAAATTCATGCGGATATCCGGGGCAGGAGCAGCCGGGAGCGGATGCAGTCCGGTGCGGAAATGGCGCAGGCGGAAATCCGCATCTGGGTACGCGGTCAGTCTGGTCGTGAAATCACGGCGGCGTCACGACTTCATGTGCTGAGTGGTCCCTGGCGTGACCATGTCCTGAATGTCGTCGGGGTCCCGGTTCCGGATGCAACCGGCGGGCGTCTGGAAATTCTCTGTCGGCTGGGAGGGGAAAAATGATCGAAACCCTGCTGGATTTTTCGGGGCTGGAGGACATCAGCCGCGATTTGCAGCTTCTGAGTGGTGCGGAAAATAACCGGGTGCTGCGTGAGGCAACCCGTGCGGGTGCGAATGTGCTGAAAGAAGAAGTGGTGTCACGGGCACCGGTACGCAGGGGAAAACTTCGCCGCAATGTGGTGGTCCTTTCCCGGTGCTCCCGCGATGGCGGGATGGAATCCGGTGTGCATATCCGGGGTGTTAATCCGGACACCGGTAACAGCGATAACACCATGAAGGCGGATAACCCGCGCAATGCTTTCTACTGGCGGTTTGTGGAAATGGGGACCGTGAATATGCCACCGCACCCGTTTGTGCGCCCGGCATTTGATGTGCGCAGTGAACAGGCGGCACAGGTGGCGATTGCTCGGATGAACCGGGCCATTGATGAGGTACTGAGACGATGACGGAGGCGGATTTGTATCCTCATCTGGCGCATCTTGCCGGCGGGCAGGTGTACCCGTATGTGGTCCCCCTGCTGGATGGCAGGCCGTCGGTGGCGCTTCCGTGGGTGGTTTTCAGCCTGATTTCATCGGTGTCGGCGGACGTGATGGGCGGGCAGGCGGAGTCCTCAGTGTCGGTGCAGATAGACGTTTATGCCGGGACTGTGACGCAGGCGCGTCAGATACGTCAGGACGCCCGTGAAGCCATAATGCTGCTGGCCCCGGGATCCGTCAGTGAAATGCAGGACTATATTCCGGAAAACCGCTGTTACCGTGCAACCCTGGAGTTTCAGGTCACGGTGTAATTTTTTCAACAGAACCCATAACCCGCCGCGTGCGGGTTTTTTATTATCAGGAGGCAGAATGTCTGCTTTGTATGAACGTTCACAGCTGACGCAGGTGATGATTTCATCTGCCCCGGCGACTGCTGAAACCATGGAGAAGGCGGAATATCTGCGCCTGGACTGCACCATCAAGGAAGTCCAGTTCACCGCCGGTCAGAAACAGGATATTGATGTGACCACGCTCTGCTCCACAGAGCAGGAGAACATCAACGGTCTGGGGGCGTCGTCCGAGATTTCCATGTCGGGTAATTTTTATCTGAATCAGGCCCAGAACGCCCTGCGTGATGCCTATGACAATGACACGGTGTATGCGTTTAAGGTGCAGTTTCCGTCCGGTAAGGGCTTTAAGTTCCTGGCGGAAGTGCGTCAGCACACCTGGTCATCCGGTACCAACGGCGTGGTGGCTGCAACGTTTTCACTTCGCCTGAAGGGTAAACCGGTGTCCTATGTGGTACCGCTGGCGTTTGTGAAAAATCTGGATAAGACACTTACCGTGAATACCGGTGCGCTGCTGACAATGTCAGTCAGTGTCAACGGGGGAACGCCGCCTTATAAACACGCCTGGAAGAAGGATGGTCAGCCGGTAGAGGGACAGACTACTGACACTTT